TACGTTGTCAGGATTGTTGTTTCCTCCGTCGTCGTTGTTGTTATTATTGTTGCCTCCACCACTCTTTAGGTTAGAGCCGAACCCTGAACTTGTATAATCTATGTCAGCATCTTGCCCTGTCTCATCAACAGCTTGTAAGTCAGACTGGATTGATGATGTCTGCCCACTCTTTCCAACATTTACGTTAGTCTTAGTGCCAGCACCCCCTCCTTTTATGATTCCATCTCCTTCGTTGCTGATGATAGTTCTGTTCAGATTATCTAAGCCTACAGCTTCCATAGCCTTAGTTATAGCTGGGTCTACGGTCAAGCCTTTGACAGTAGCCGAACCAGCTATTGCCAAAGGTATATTGTTGGTTTGACTGTAAATACCTTTGGTTATTCCTATATTTTTATCCGCAACATTAAATGCTTTACTGCCTAAGTAGTTGGCTACTGCGTCTCCTGGTCTGAACTCTAAGCTTGTACGCCCAGTGTTTAGGTTTCCTTGAACCCAGTTTTCAAAACCTAATCTGTTTATATCAGGCTGAACAAGATAACTTGCTGGACCTAAAAACTTGCCAAGAGTCATGCTTGTCAAAAAGTCTCCTACTTGAGACCCTTGTGTTTTCATAGTTATGTTGCCAGACTTTGGGTCTATCTCCATTGATGTTCCACCAAGACCAAACAACGGGTCTCCAGAACCTCTGTTGAATCCAGCTAAAAGTGCCTCTACCTTTTCTTTTGAATTTAATGCTCCAATTCCTTTTACATTGTTTATGTTTCCTCCACCAACCAATCTGCCAAAGACGTCTCTCATGGCTTGCTGGTCTTGGTTTTCTCCCCTACCAAAGTATTTACCCACTTCTTTGTAAGCGGCTATCTGTGCTTCTTTGTTATTTGAAAGCAAAGCCTCTTCTATTTTTTTCTGAGTTTCCCTTGGTACGCTCTTGTACTCTTCAAGCTCCACTATTTCTCTTGCTGACTCTACACTTCTGTTGAAGTTGTCTTGATACTCTTTACCTTTTTCGTAGAAGTCCTGTCTTTTATCAGGACTCATGTTTAAATAATCTTCTCCATTAATCTTTGCTTCATTAGCCATGATTGCAGTTTTATTGTCTGGGTGATTAGGGTCATCTAAAATAGAATTGAAAGCTTGTTTTTTAGCACGTTCAATATCAGCTTCTGTCTGTGAAACTGGTTTGCCGTTTATATAATTTTGTCCGCTACGTCCGTCTACGACTACTGTTTCAGGAACTTTATCTCCAGCAGTCCAGCCTGTATCTGCTTGGTCGGCTTCTTCGTCGTAGTAATCTTGTTCTTGATATTGGTCGTCAAAGAAGAAGTCGCCCTCTTCGTAGTCTTTATAATCATCTCCTAAAGCACCACTAGAATATAAATCGTCGTCTGCACCCAAAGAAGAAGACGAAGTGTAGTTCGCTTGAGACGTATCAATCTTTTCTTGTTCCGCTCCTGGACCGTCATCACCTGGTGAATTGCTCATCACAACTCCTTTCTATAGGAAGCACCAGCTACGTCGTAGCCATATCTCTTCATAAACTTTGCCCACTTCTCTGCATACTGAACATGAGACGTAGGATTATAATGCATGAGCGAGCACCCATTTGCTTTTGCCCATTGTTCCCATTCTTTAAAAAAGCCCATCATAGTCCACACAGTTCCAGACCCTTTTTGCACCCACAGGACTTCTTCGTCGCTGACCCTTTCATCTGTAAAAAACATTTCAGACCAGTGAGCAATGAAGAGACCGTAGATTCCTTTTTCATTTTCCGACACAAGGAATAGTTTGTATGGGTTTGCGATTGTTCTTTTTGCATACTCTGCAACCTTTTCTGGGACATACGCTCTGCTCCCCCAGTAAGAGGTGGCATGGAACGACTTACCCAAATCAACACAACTCCCCACATCTGCTCTTCTCGCTCTCCTTATTACAAAGTTACTTTTCATCATCTATATACAGAACTTTACTTCCAAACCCTGGAGACAGACCAGTTCGCCTTCCTTCTGTATTTATGTTTCTACTGAAACTACTTGTTGGAGTGGCTTCCTGATAACTGAACCCACCTGTCTTTCTGTCTTTTACTTTCTTTTTATAATTAACCCCTTCAGGCATATCTGTGAACGCTGGTGCTGGTGGAGTTTTAGATGGCAACCCAACTGATACGTTGGCTTGCTCATTATCTTCTACAAAATCCACTGGCTGTGTTGCTAGTATGCTTGCATAGTCAGTCATAACTGGTGCTGACGGTGTTGGTGGAGGTGGAGGTGGAGGAGGAACGTACCCCTCATAAGCTGTGTATGCCCCAGCTAAACCAGCAAACAATCTGTCTGTTGCTGTTACTGGGCTTTCTCCATCTTTAGCTTTTGGCAATGCACCGTAACCCAAAGCTCCACCAATAGCAGTTTGTATTGCTTGGTCTGTACTTGCTCCAGCTAACTTGGCAATACCACCCGCTCCTAAACCAGCAAGTGCAGATTGTGTAACTCTGTTGCCCAATGGGTCTTGTACAAAATCATCAAAGCCTTCTGCTAGTTTCTTTTGTGCGTTTTGACCTATATCAGTAAGGCTCTCTTTCATCTTTTCTATGTAGTAGTTGATGTCAAAGAACTCTTGTGCTCCAGTCTGTGGATTGTAATTACCCTCTGGACTACCGACGAGATACTGATTTGGGTCTAGCCCTACGTCGGCTGTTGCTTGCATGATTCCCATAGCCATAGCTGGGAACTTTTCCATAACTCTTTTAGGAACAACATATTCTCCAGTTTGCGTGTAAGAGATGTTGTCATCTCCAAATCGCATGGACTTTTCATGTACTGAATTTATGGAGGGTATATCTGATATTTTCACTTGTTCCTCCTATACGTTAACTGTTGCCGCCGCTATACCCACTTCTAAAGTTGTCGCCGACGAAGCATTTGTAACAACTAGCTCTAACCTTCGTCCAGTGGCTGAAGCGTTTATTTCAATAATCGTCGTCAAAGATTGTTGTGAAGCTGTGGTTGATACGCTGTATGTCGAACCAACAGCAACTCCATCTACAGATAACTGTATTGTACATGTCCCACCAGATAGCTTGAAAGCTAATCCGTCTATTCGTATTGTTTGCTTGAATAGCCTTGTTACAAAATACGTTTTGTTTGTAACTGTTGCAGAACTTTGTTCCCAAACACTGAAGAATGGTATGGTGATTGTTGAGAATGTTTCTGGTAATTGACTGACTGGTAGCTTACCTGATGTATCAAGTGTAGCCACACCGTTTGCCGCACCCATATATGTCTTTGGAACGAGTGCAGAAAAGTCAATGTCGCCATACTCCAACGACGTACCAGTACCATTTACTCGTACATACTGCCCAGCATTTGTCTGCAAGAAAGTAGGGAGGGAGCTTTCAGGAGACGTATTTAAAAACTGTGTTCCGTCGTAGAACTTCAGAACTGCTGGTACTTGTGATGTGTCAAGCCACAAGTCTCCTGTTACTGGAGCCGTTGGAGCGGTCAGCGAGTTGACTATGTTTGCCTTGCCAGCCAACGACGTAGCAAGGTTTGAAACCTTAATCTGTGGAATCTGGTTATCTGTAACCGATAGCTTTGCGTACTTTATGAATCCGTTTGCGTCAGTGTACTCATCTTCGAACATCAAACCAGCAACAGTTTTCACTGATGTATTCTCAACAGTTATAATTGTTACCTTGTCTCCAGTGTTTAGCTGGTTGTTTGTGTCCAAGAATGTGATTGTTGAAGCGGCAGATGATGCTAAGTAGTCAGCGTTACCACCTGGTTCTTGCAAGACACCGTTTCTAAATACCAAAAGCTTTTCGTCTGTTGTGTGTACGAACGATACAAGAGTTGTTGCACCTGATATCTCGTTGTCCACTCTTCGGAAGTTTGTAACAGCCTGAGAACGAATAGAATAAATGGTAATCTTATCTGCATTGGCTAGTGCTGGAGATACGTTACCGATTGTTACTGTATTGTTCGTCGTGCTGTATGTGTATTGTGCCGCAGTTCCGCCAGTTGTTGCTTCGTGTAGAAGTATGCCGTTTCTGTACACCACAATATCTTCTGTGCTTGCGTCAAATGTGTAAGGCACAACTGTGTTTGGAGTTCCGATTGTAGCTGTAGCTGTTGCACTGCTTCCGTTACCGCCAGTGAGGGTGACGGTCGGAGCGGCAGAATAGCCAGAACCAGCAGTTGTAATAGTGATTGCTGTGACTGCTCCTCCAGATATCGTCGCTGTTGCGGCGGCTTGCACACCGTTCGTCGTGTCGTTTGGAGGACCGATTGTTACTGATGGTGCGGCTGTGTATCCACTACCTCCAGCACCTACTGTAATTGCAGTAACGCTTGAGCCAATCTCAAAGTCTTGTCTGTTGAAAAAGAATGGACCTTCTACGTTACCAACAGAAGCACCAGCACTTCCTCTCAGGTCAGCAATGTTTGCTATGGTTATCCAGCCACTTTCGTCGTCAGCGTATTGACCTACCCTGTACTGAATACCAGTGTTCACGTCCTGTCTCATCTGAATGGGACCACGGAACACCCCTTCTTCGTTAAATAAAATACCAAACAACTCACCGATTGTTTTGTTTCCAAGCTCGGCAGAGTTGATATACCGAATGAGATTCTCAAAGTCGGTATGTATGTTCCCACTATTTACATAGTTTTGTGGGTGTTGTTGTCTTAATCTAGCCATTATCCAGTCCTCACTGCTACTGCGAACCCTATAATCTTCAAGAGTCCTTTTCCGCTAGTCGTAAAGCGAAACTGCACTCCACGATAACGGTGTTCAAATTTTCTTTCATACTGTCTACTTAACGGTACATCTGGGAATTTGTCGTCCGCTCCGTCATCTTCTATTAAAAATTGCATAGAAGACAAGTACCTACCACGCTCGTCAAATGATTCAACTTGTAGCTCACCTTTACCAGTAGCTTGTAAGATAAAGCTGTAGCTCTCTTTGATATCATTGATAGCTCCTTGCCAAAGTATAGGTGTAGTTACAACCATCTCAGGGCTGTACTGCACTATATCTTCGATTTTGTTATGCTCCCAGATGCCTCCTGGCGTTCCTAAGAGTGTTACTCCCCCTAATGTTTTTGCACATCTGGTATTTAGAAAGTCTCCAGATGACCATTTGCTTTCTCCACCTACCTGTGGGTTCAATGTTAGGGTTAGCCTTTTGGATATCTGGTCTGATTGAGGAAAGAATATATGGTATTGACCTTCATCTTGGTCAAAGAATGCGTTGATTTCTTCTGTGTCTGCAACAGATTTGACGTAATCTCTGTAGATTAAGTCAATCTTATTGGACATTGGTATGGTAAATATTGTTACTCCATTTGTTTCTGAACGTCTTAATGAGTGCACACCGTCTCTTGAACAGAACAAAAGGTCTGAACCAGCTTGTGAAATGGTGTTATGGCTTATCAAACCTACCTTAATATTGGCTTTATCGTCGATTTGCCACAGCGTGTAGTTAGGGTGTAGCTGATATACAAGCACTTGGTCGAATGTAAACACGGCTAATCGTGAGTTTTCAAAGACTCCAAGCCCTCTTATCTCGTCCGCTGTACCTATCACGTTAGCCACATCAATGTCTGAAGCCTGTGTTACTTGCACAGCACTCACATCTTCGTCGAGTGTGAATACGTCTTCGGTATCTACACGGCTAAAATCAATGATTGTTCGTCGTCCAGGCTGTCCCGCAGTAGCTAAACGTCGTTGAATTGACGTAACATATGCTGGTCTAGGGTCTGACTTTGCCTCTATTTGCTTAAATGAGAAGCCATCATAGGCATACATTGGGAAATCCCGTGAAGCAAATATCACTTTGTTGTTGTAAACCGTAGACGTAATGATAGCTGATTGAGGGTAAACCTCTTCTGTAGCATGTGCACCTGACTGTGGAGCCACATCTACTCTACGACCATAGATGTAATACTCTTGTTGAGAACCATCTGCCTTTTGTTGAGCGGCTATCCAGTCATAGAAAGCTGTAAAGTCATCTGAAGCTGTGCCTTGATTCTTTACAGTCACTCTATTGTAGATAAAATCTATAGATACTTTGAGGGTTCCTCCGACAGTTAAGTTGACAGGAGTGTAAGTTTTGTCGAAAGCAACCTCAATACTGTAGACTGGTGTGCCTAATGCTGGGTCAACCCAAGCAAAAGATGTCATGTCAGGGTAATTTGATGTCGTTTCAAATGTTATTGTGTAATAAACAAGTGTTCCAGTGGGTCGATAAGTGCCACTTGTGTCATCTTCTAATGCTGTGTTTCCAGTATTTAGCTTTAGAGGTATGAACCTTTGAGGGTTTGCCAAAGCACGTTCTGATTTTAAGGTTGTTCCACCTCCATCTTTCTGTGCCCATACGGCTAAGTCACGACCAAAGAACGCAACATGCTTGATTAGTGCGTCGCCAGTTGTTCTTTGTGTTGCTCCTGGGTCTCTAACAATAGAGCCACGGAAGTCTGCATAGCCATTTACGATTGATATCAGGTGTTGCTTTTGTCCTGTGTCCAAAGCACCTTTATCTCTTGAGGCATCAATACCTTGAAAGTCCTCGTAAGGATATATCTTGGTCTTTACGCCTGATGGTGCGTATGTAGTTGACATTAGTAGCTAGTCCTTTTCCCATCTCTCCTTGCATCATAAGGTTGTGAACCAGTTGGTGTAACAGATTTGTCCCAAGGAGACATCTCTATTGGACCAGAACCGTACTTCCTCTGATACAAGATTCTGTTCATCATTTTAAAATACATTGGTCCGTATGCCTCAATCTTGTTTGATTGTTGCTGTACAGAGTAGTGATACAACAAGCCTGACACCATTATGGAGTCAGGTATAGTTCTTTGTTGTTGAGGGTGTGTGTAGTAGTCAATCTCTGGATTATCCCAGTATGCATGACCCCGTAAGTCTTCTATTACTAAGTTTGCAAATTCTACAAACATTAGCATGACTTCACCATCTACAGTTCCTGGGTGCATGTCACCATAACGACGTAGAGCTTGGAATATCAAAGCTTCTAAATCACTGTATGGCTCTGATATGTGTGGGTTGTTTACAGAGTATCTGTTACGAGCCTCTGCTTTATCCCAGTCTTTCTGCCAAGTTTCTCTTATTTCTCTTTCCGTGTTTGCGTCAACAACGTCACGCAAGTCACGAACACCTGGCATATCTGACCTACCCGTACCTTCGTCGTAGTGAGTTGGGTCTGTGTTTACAGGTCTGTTACCAGTTATGTCTGAGTAGCTTCTGTTAGCTCCTCCAGCATTTGAAGATGTGGAGCTTGAGCTTGAGCCAGTGTTCGTATTTGTGTTTGAACTAGAACTTGAGCTACTGCTTGAGCTAGAGCTACTACTAGAAGAACTAGAGCCTGATGACGAACTGCTACTGCCAGTGTTGTGATAACTCATGTATTACTCCTCTTTGAGATATATTTCCTTTACAAAAAACTCGTGCATTTCAAAAGCCTCGACGTGTTCTGGCTTGATTGAGAACATATTGTACTCTCTGTCTGCGTCCCAATACGTTCTGTACAACTCTCCTCTAAGGTGAGTTTCTCTGTTGATTACTTGTGGTTCTGCTGAGACATAGATTGTATTTGCTTCTCTAGCAGATACTTTTGGTGCTGAGTTCTTTACAGCTTTTTGTGCTTTTGCTGTTTTAGAATTTGTTGAAGCTTTCTTTTTAGCTTCCTTGCTTGGTGCTACTCCACCTTCCCAAGCTTCGTTTACATTAGGTGTTGATGGGTCATCTCCCATGAGTTGACCTTTTTCGTTCCTTGCTCTTTCTGCCATTGTTACCTCCAATAAAAATAAGGACGGGTTGTGCCCGTCCTTATTGTAACATCAAGGGGAGTTCTTAATCGTCCTTATGTGACTTTTGTCCAACCTTTGATTCTGTGGTGTACTTTTGCTTGAGTCATCTCAAGTCCGCACTCTGTCATGTACATGTGCTTTACACCGTCAAAGTCTGGAGCCTGAATGTCCCTGATAAGCTGAGTGTCTCTACCTTGTAGGTATCTGAACTTTAGCTCACTCATATCAAGAATAATCATTTCTTGGTCCATACCTGTCTGCCTGAACATTGGGTGCATGTATACCAACAAGTCGCCAGCATATGTTGTGTACCTTGTGAGTGACACGCCATAAGCATTGTCGATTTGTGTTGGTTGCCATCTGTTCTTTCCAATCTCCATGAGGTTAGAAATAACCCTAGAACCACAGAATGCGACCTTCTCTGATGAACCAAACGCAAAGATTGTTTCAATCAAAAGTCTGTCGAACTCTTTTTCAGTGATGGTGTTTGCACTTGCACCGAAAGAAGCTCCGTCTGTTACGTTAGTAATCTGTGTTAACAGACCACCAGTAAACCTTGTCGGATTAGCTGTTGAGCCGTTTGCCTCGTGCCTTTTACCAAAGAACATAGCTCTTTCAATGTCACCCATGTGTAACTTGAGTGCTTTTGTAAGTTGCTCTTGCTCTTTGTCTCCAGTTCTCAAGTATGTGTTCTGGAGAGTTCCACTGACTTGAATAGCAGTCTTGAAAATCTGCGTATAATTAAAGTCTGTGGTTGGGTCGAAGCTAATAGCTGTTGGGCTAGTGCCACCTTCCTGGTCGGCATGTCCAGCAATAACTAATACAGCGTTGTCAGCAATTTGATGAGATGTACCACCAATGTTTCTTTCAACTGCTATTGTATTAGCAGATAAGTTTGCATCTGCTGTTGCTCTCATTATCTCACCAGTTGTCTGGTTTTGTAAGATAGTTCCAGCTACAATAAATGCTTCGTCGTCATCATTGTCCAACGTAATTGCTGTTGTTGTTGTTGATGCGACTGCTCCATTAACAGTAACAGTTCTGTTTGGAAGCTCGTCCCTGAAGTGATTATACTTAGGGTCGTCTGTGCTTTCGGAGCCAGCCATTGAAAGCAATGCTTGCAAAGGTGCTGTTCCGTTAGGCTCTAAGAGAGTAAATAGCTCTCTATAGTTCGTGGGACGAAATTCTGTACCGAATTGCCCAGTCCCACGCAGTCCTGTAATCGCAGTCATATTGACCTCCTTTTGCGATAAAGTTGCGTTTTTCTAACTGGGTGCTCACAAACAATCTGCTTTCAGCGTCGTCATTTGATAAACCCGTTCACGATATTTGAAGCCGTAGCGTCTCGTGTATCTTCATTAAAGAACAACTTTTATATTAAGTCGTCCCTATTATGCCATATTTCTTTTTTTCATGGCGTCTTCTGCGACTTTGTTAATAAAGTCCATGTTCGGGTCTGACTTAACACCACCAGCACTTGCAGAGCCTGGTGTTGCTGTTACGTTGCCAGTGTAGGCAACTCTCTTCTTAGCCATCTCCCTAAGTCTCTCCATTTCTGGAGTACCCTTTACAGCGACGTAGTCACCCATGATTTTATCAACAAGTCCAATATCTATAAAATCTTCTTGTGTAAATCCCCTCTCATAAGCAAACGTAAAGAAGTCATCACTCTCTGAATCAGGTAGCTTGTACTTTGCTTGTATTTCGTTGAGATTGTTTGCCGCAGTTTGTCTGTAAGCATCTTGTGCTTGCTGTTCTGCGGCGACTGCTGTCTGAGCCGCATCTTGGTTTATCTGCCCAGCAGATGCCAAAAATTGGTTCATAGTTTGTCGCATATTAGCATTGTCATTTTGCAATGCTTGTATTGTTTTGAAGCCTTCTCTAAACATAGGGGGCAGAGACACTGCATTCTCTTCTTCCCATCTTTTGATTTGGTCTTCGAACTCTGTTTCAAGATTAGCCATGTTGGTTACTGGCGTACCTTGCCTGTCAGGTGTTGGGTCTTTCTGTGCTCCCATAGTTGGGTTTTTTATGTACGCTTGTGAAGCGGCTTGTAAAAACTGCACTACATCTTCAGCACCAACTTGTTGACCGTTCTTACTAGCTCCATTGACTATGCTTTGAATAAAATCCATTGCTGGTTGCATAGGCTTATTCTGCATTAGTTTGTAGTTAGCATCTTTGTAACGGTTAAAAGTTTCTTTGATTTGATTGCTGGATAAGTCTCTGACATCTCCATTACCAAAATCAACTTTTATCATTGTGACACTCTCGTCCATAGAGTTGTCTGCCTCTGTCTTAGGCGATACAGCCTCTTGTGCTTTCTCCACTTCAGTGGGTTTGTCTTCTTGCTTTTGAGCCTGTTGTTGAGGAACTGGTTGCGGTGGTGTACCCGCTGGAACCTCCATGCTTGGGTCTGCAACTTGCTCTGGAGCCGTAGCTTTTTGTGCGTTTGCGTCACCTAGTCTTTGACCAGCAAGCTGGTCTATCATTGCTTTATCTTGGTCGTTTAATTCAGCCATTTTTTTCTCCTTTGTCAGCCGTAGCGAACACGACGGAAGCCGTAGCGTCCTATTGTTTTAGGTCTGCCTCTGTACTCTCCATTAGTATCTCATTGTCTAACAACAAGTCTAAGTTCTTTGGCAGTTCCATTAGTCGACGAGCCGCAAACATTGCACCTCGTCTAAAATTTATCTCGTCTATCGTTAGCATTTTATTTTCTGCCATTTGATAAGCCGCAGATAAAATCTCTTCTTGCATCTTCTGTTGGATTATACCCCAACCAGCAGATTTCATTAAATCTTGAACTTTTCTTTTTTGCTCTACCTTATTCATTTTTTCCAGCTAATTCTTGCTGGTCCCTTCTTTTTTCTTGCTGATGAGTTGCACTGAGCCTTCGTCGGTCTGCAAGCTGGGTACGGTCTTTTAGAACCGCCCTTTGCAGATTTACGACCACAAGGTTTACCAGTCTTGCAATCTATCCAGCCTTTACCGTTATTGCGAGAGAACCACTTGCGTAAGCCGTCACTACTTCCGCTTTTTCGTTTTGCCGTAGCCACCTTTGCCTTCCATAATCAGCTTACCGCCAGTTTTTTTGGCATACATCTTTGCCGCCATTATACCAGCTTGTGTGTAAGGGAACTTCTTTTGCGTCGTGCCTGGCTTTTTCATTACCCCTGGCATTTTAGTAACCCTTCTTCTTCATGGTTTTCTTTTTCTTCATCATAGGCTTCTTCTTAGGCATTACCTTTTTCTTCATTTTATTTTTGGCACTGCTTCTATCAGACTTCCTTTTTGGAACAATTACTATAGGCATTTACTTTCTCCTTTTTGTAGTTTTCTTCTTACGAAGCTTTTTTAGGTCTGCACCAGTAATTTTATTTCTTGGTGGTGCAACTCTCGCTAATTTTTTTTGTTTGGGGCTGTATTTATGTTGTGGCATTATTTTGGATACTTTCTTTTATGACCTGTTAATTTATCTACACCCCTAATAACTTGATTTAGAATACTAAATCTTCCAAGTGGTGAGCCAGAAGGATTTTTCTTTGATGGTTTGAAGACTCTTGACTCGTCGCTCTTGTTAGTCTTTTTAGCGTAGTTAGACTCTTTTTGAGAACGACTAAGCGTTGTCCTTGTGCTTTTGTTTGGCATTATGCCCTCTTCTTCTTTTTTGACTTGTTGCCCCAGTTTGCCGCTCCTACTTTTCTGCAACGAACCAAAGCTCCTGATGCATACGCTGAAGGAAAAACTCTGAAGCGAGACTTTACCTTATGGTAACAAGCGTCTTTCTTGCCTTTTTTCTT